GAAATAACATAAGAATAAACTTTATATTCTACATTTAATCCACTATTTGAATATGGATTTGTGGTTAAATATTTAATTATATTATTAATATTATAATTCTCCAATTTAGGAAGAAATTTAAAAGATACAGACCAAGAATCTTCTTTTTGAATAGATTTACTAATATTATCAAAATTAACTACATAATTAATATCATTAATAGAAAAATTATATTTAAAATTTTTATTATCCAATGATTCAAATCTCACATCTTCTATTTTTTTAAATAATATTTCATTTAAATTTTCTTTAGTTAATACATAAATTACATCTATAATTTTTAATTTTAATAAATATTGAGCAACAATTCTATGTCTTCCTTCTAAAATAAAATTATCATTTTTATCCACGAATATTGGATATAATTTACTTTTAAATTTTAATGTTCTATAAATTTTTTTTATTCTTCTTAAATCGTTGGGAAATTTTTTTAAAGAAAAAATCATTTCTTCTATTTGATTTTTAAATTTTAATATAGGCTCTTGATTTTGTTTAAACAATAAGGTATTTCTATTTTTATATGATAAACTATACCATTCTAAAATAGATTGTATATCTTTTTTTAATTCTGGGAATTTAATTAGTATTTCATTATAATTCATATATTAATAAATATAAACTTTTGTACAAAAAAAAGACCCTCATTTTATTGAGAGTCTTCCTTGTGTCCAGTTAGCGTTTCGTTTAGGCGTCAGGGAAATCTTTTATATAAGTATAAATAGTTATTATACTATAGAATGTTTAAATTTTTTGTTGGTGTTTTCCCATATTATTTCTACTTGATAACCGGCAGATTTAAATGACTCTATTCTTTCTTCGTCTTTCTTCCATATTTCATTAGCGTTCATATGAATATATTTATGATAATATTTTGGAGGATATATATTTGGATTACAATGCCAAAAATCACCAAAACATTCTACAATTTTCTTTTTGGATGGTATGTAAATGTCTACAGATTTTTGTACATCTGGTAAGTATTCTTCTAATTTAGCATCTGGATATTGTTTAAGTATTTTTTTATATTCACATTCTTGAAATTTGGAAATCTGTTTTCCATTAGATTTATTTTTCCGTAGATGAAAAACATTTGGGACACCGTAACGTTTCATACAGGTTTCTTTACATTTTTTGGTATTTACATAATTTGCGTTGCCATATCTTCTAAATTTAGTTTTATTTGCTTTTTCTACATTTACATAATTTTTATCTCCATATTTTTCTAATTTAGTTTGTTGTAATTTATCCTTAAAATCAGGCAATTTAGATGGGTGATTAACACCATATTTTTCTAACATAGACTTTTTTAAACTATCTTTTCGTTTTTTATTTACTTCATCGGAAAAGTTTAACTTTAATAAACATTCATTTGAACAAGTAGTTTTTTCTCTTTTTTTGTGTATTCTAAATTTTTTTTTACAAATTACGCATTGTCTTGTTTCGCTGGCTTTATCTGATTTATCTTTACTTCTACATTTACAGGAACAATATGTAAGATATCCTTTCCAATAACCAACAAATTGTGTTTTAGAATCGCAGATTTTACATTTTCCTATTTGGTTTTTGCCATTTACATAAACATATAATTTTTCCGCAAATTTTGGAAAATCATATATTTTATCAATTTCATCATATAATTGAGTATAATGTCTTTTTAATTGTATAGCAAAATTATCTATATTATTTTTAGCAAAAATTTTTATTTCTTCTTTAGTCATATGGTCAAATGTATTTCATACCTACCAATACATAGTAACATGTACAAAGAAAAACTCAACATATTTTACTATGTTGAGTTCTTTTGTAAAATAATATCTAATTATGCTCCGTTAGGAAAATTCGCCCCCGTAGGAAGTATATTAAAATCTAATATTATAAATTCTGCGGTACGCGTCGGTTTTAGGTAAATTTGACCATATAAAATGTTTTGATCGATAATATCACTGGAATTATTAGTTTCGTCCATTTTTACAAAAAATGCGTAAAGCCCGGATCTTTGTTGTACACTTTCCAAATATGGATTTACTATACTCAAGAACTTATTACGAGTTGAAGCAACATTCTGTTCAAATACCAAAAATTTGCTCACGGATGCAAAATATTTCTTAATATTAATAAGGAGACGACGAACATTTACTCTATTAAGAGCAGAATCAGCATCTTGTAAAGTCTTTTGACCCCAAACCACAATACCATTTCCTGGGAAAGCGGCAATTGGATTTACTTTACCTTCATAGAGTGTATCTCTCTCTTCATGGGTGGTTCTGTCGGTTACCTGAACAGCGATTGAAATACCACCCCGGTTCAATCCAGCAGGAGCATACCATTCAGCAGCAACCTTGTCATTAGCAGCATAAACCGCCGGTAATACTACAGATGGAGGAACCGTTACAATTTTATTAGTATTAGTGTCAAGAATCTTGATCCAAGGATAATAAGCGGCGGCGTAATTAGTGTCATATGTTCCAGCGTAAGCCACTACTTCATCTACTTGACCAGCACTTGGATTTCCATCATCAGAATACATATCTAACACGTAGAAAACATCTCCACGTCTCTCAATCATATCAACTACGAGGTTAGTCACGTATGGGTGATGTTGATGTAAAATACCAGGTGTTACAATTAAGTTAATATCCCACTCATCAGCATTACCAAGAGCGGTGATACACTGATTGTAAGCAATCGAACCGGCCGCTGTGCTATTTGTGCAATCTAATCCCTGAGTATTTCCTGGAGAAATATCTCCACCAACATTAATTGGGAGAGCTGGGCTTTGACCATTAAATCCACCTTGGAAACCTAACACAAACTTACGCATTTTGACATAAGTTGGTTCGTTGACTACATCATATACAGTTGGCACTATATTGTCAGTGGTGAAGAAATCACCAGTGCCTACTCCATATTGTTGATAATCATTATCCAATGCGAAGACAATGTTACGACCTATACTTGAATAGGCTTCAAATACTGGAATTGGAGCGAAATATTGTTTATTATCGGCAGCGGCAGCCACGCCGGTTATCGTAACAGGATACAAACTTGTCAATTCAGTATCGGCACCAACAGGGGCATCATCAAACGAAATACCGGATGGATACTTACCAGGATTCAAACTATAAACTGAAGCCTTGGTGTATTTCATTACTGGAGTCCAATATCCAGCCGAACTGTTTACCGGCACAATAAAGGCTTCGAATCCGTATGGAACTGAAGTTTCAGGATATGGACTATCAATCATTTCAATACGGATATTCTTACTGTTATTAGTATAAGTTCCGAATTCTATAATCTTACCCTTGTAATCAATATAATTGTATCGATCACCAATTCTACGAGCAACAAAGTTCGAAGAATCTGGATCAAGATTTACATTGGGAAATTGTTCGAGATAAATAGGTCTCTTATCGGTATCACTGTATTTACGAACTGATAATGTAAACGTTCCATAATCACTGCCTGGAACCGTTCCAGCCAATTTAACTTGACTAATTTCAATCTTATAAGATGTATTAGTGTCTGTACCATCTGAAAGAGTATGAACTCTGAATAAACGATAACGACTTGCTGCTTGACCAGATTGCCACGGAGCTACCTTTTGAGATAAAATCCAAGGGGTTATAGCATTGGTAATTGAGAATTGGCTATCTCCATTGATTAAATCACGACTATAAGCATCAGTGAAATTAAGAGGATCACCCTTAAAGTTGGTAGCATTAGGAATTGTTGATCCAGAAATATACCACTTCGTAGGATTAGCAACTACTTCAGCTAAAGCATTCTCAAATACTTTATATAAATAAGCTGCTTCAATTTTTTGACCAGTTACTTGTTTATCAGGATCACCAGCCGTAGGATCTTTACCAAATACGTTTGTAATATACTTGGTGCTTGAAGCATCAAGAGATAATTGATATTTACCATAAGCTGTTGTACTATCAGTATTTTTCAATGTAATATCATAATCTGTTCCAACCGCACTATTTGGCCAATCTGTAGATGAACTGAATGTTGATCCACTAAATCCAGGAGCGACTAAATCAGAAACGCCAGCATATTGAGTATCAGCTAATACCGCCAAAATTCTTACATCACTTGAACCCGAAGTCCAAGTATTTGTGCAAGTATCAAATGCTAATGTATCTGCAGGAGTAAATGATCCATTGTATTTACCAAAGGATCCAGAAAGAATACCTTTAATATTTAATATTGGAGTTGAACAAGCACCTGTTATGGCATAAATAGAACCAGAGTAAAGCCAAAGAGTTTTATCATCTCCAAGACCTTCAGTAAAAGTAATTTCCAGAGGATTAGCAAAAGAAGCACTAAATGCTCCAGCAATTAAAGATGCTGATAAACTAGTACCTAAATAATAATATTGTGGTCCTGAAGCAGCACTAGCAGTTACAATAGATCGGGTATATTGTCCACCCACCACACTTTGTGATGTAATTAATACAGAAAGTTGTGCTGGAGTTGATACAATGGTATTTCCAAGAGAAATGGTTTGACCAGAATATAAAATACTTCCACTTGTTGAATTGATATTATTAACAAGAGAATCAGCAGCACCATCTCGAAAAGTTACAGTAAACGAAGCACTTGTAAGTGTAAGAACACTAGAACTAAATGAAGAAGTATTTTTATTAGCATCAAATGAACTAGAATATGTAGTAATAATAGTTTCTGCTACACTTTGACTATATTGAGCATTAATAGAACCGGAAAGATATACAAAAGAACTTCCAGATACTAAATTTCCTGCTGATAAATTGCGATTATAACTTCCACTTTCAGCCCAAATAACAAACGGATAATCTTGCTGATATCCAGTTAATCCGCCAACACGGGTGATAGTCACCAAACCACGTTCATTTAAATATTCAGTTGCCGTATAAGCACCATAGTACACGCCGTCTGGGACACCAAATTTATTTTGAAGTTCCGCTACGCTCCTGAACAAAGTTGGAGAGAATGCTGGACCTTTTACAAATGGAGCCACTACGACGGCGCCGATGTCTGCTATGCCTTGAGCTACGCCAGATTGATCTATCTCACGGGAAAAAACGCCTGGAGAAATTATATTTCTGTTCGGGGAAAACGCCCCGCCTTCTTGAATAGCCATATGTTATTATCCTTTCAAACTTTTAATATAGGTTTGGTCTAAACTAACCTAAA